TCCTGTGCTGTCAGCTTATACTTGGCGCAACGCAGAACTTTCGCGTACAGACATACTCGTTGCAACACCTGACCACCCGCAGCGTGAAGAGTTACTAACTTACAGGACTGCCCTACGAGACTGGCCTGCTAAGAATGACGCTGGTGAATACGCCAATGGATTCCCAGACACACGCCCAGTACTAGGAGAATAAGTTTATTTAGGACAACAAAAAGGGGGCTAAGCCCCCCTTTAGTTTACTTCTTTTTTGGTAATGGTTTCTTCGGTGGTACAGGTACAGGAGTAGTCATTTCATCCATTTCCTGTTTTAATTTTGCTGTAAATCCTCCAAGAGCCATATCAGCTTGTTCCATTGCAAAGATCAGGTTATTTTTCTTCTCTTGTATATCTTGAAGCTGTTTAATTGTAGAGATCACGCCTTCTGATAGGTCTTCTACATTGTGTGTTACGCCATCAATTACTATTGTGTTATCAGTCATTATTATTTCCTATTTAAAAATATCTTGCCAATTGCCAGTGGTACTCGCCTTAGAGTACTCAGTAGCGCGGTTCTCAAAGAAGTTAGCGTGTTCAACTCCATTAAGCATATAGTCCAACCAATCCAAAGGATTCTTATCGCTTCCAAAAATCTTCTTCAAGCCTAGTCCTAGTAGTCTTCGATCTGCAATGTAGCGAATGTAGAGCTTAACATCCTCTGGAGTCAGATCAGGAACATCAGCCCCTTTAAAACATAGATCAATAAAGGCATCTTCTAGCTCTACTGATCTCTCTGCTGCACAATAGATTTCATACTTCAAATCATCGTTCCACAACTCTGGGTTTTCTTGAATGTAAGTACGGAAGAGCTGAGACATACCTTCAACGTGCAAACTCTCATCTCTTACAGACCAAGTAACAATCTGTCCCATACCCTTCATCAAGTTATGTCGAGGGAAGTTGAGTAGAATAGCAAAACTACTAAATAACTGTACTCCCTCTGTAAACCCCGAATAGATAGCCATAGTCTTTGCAATATCCATCTTAGTATCCATCCCGAAATTACTAAGGTGATCATGCTTGTCCATCATAGCTTTGTGCTTCATAAACTCTTTGTATTCATCGTCCCCGTAGCCAAGTGTTTCAAGTAGAAGAGAATACGCTTCTTGGTGTACTGCTTCCATCGCGGCAAAGGATACTAGCATCATACGTACTTCAGGCTGCTTAAACGTTGGTAGGTAGTGCTTAGCATAGCCACAACATACATCAACATCTGCCTGAGTAAAGAATCGGAAGATATTGGAGAGCAACAGCTTATTGCCATCACTCAAGTTCTCTCTAAAATCCTTTAGGTCGTCTGCTAGGTTAACCTCGTCTGGCAGCCAGTGCATCTGCTGCTGTGATTTGTAATGTTCAAATGCCCATGGGTAGTTAAACGGCTTATAATATTCTCTTTCTTCTAGTAAATTACTCATCTTATCCCTCACACGCTAAACAAGCGCCCTCGTCTATACTATCAAACATATACTGCCTTAGTGCCTCGTCTGAAATAGTCTCGGCCCGTTTCATTGCTTCACTACGTAGGTAGTACAATGTTTTTACTTTCTGCTTCCACGCCATCATATGTATTGCGTGTAGCTCTTGCTTAGATACATCAGCAGGGAAGAATACATTCAGCGACTGACTTTGGCAAATATGCTTCTGTCGATCTCCTGCAAACTCTATTATCCACTTCTGATCTATTTCCACGGCGGTTTTAAATACGTCTTTAGTGTAGTCATCCAAGAAGTCAAGGTGCTGTACACTGCCGCGATTGGTAATAATACTCTTCCAAACTTCGTCCGTATTTTGATCAATCTCATCAAGAGCGTGTTCCAGATACTCATTTTTAAGAAGACTTGAACCGCTTTTTGTCTTCTGAGTAAATGCATTAGCTCTATAAGGCTCAATCGAAGGACTTGTATTACCACAGATAATACTAGAAGAAGCATTAGGGGCAACAGCAAGAAGATGAGCGTTGCGAACACCGAAACCAATCCCGTCAGGACATTCACCTCTTTCGTCTGCAAGTTGTCTTGTGGCACGTACTGCCTCCTTCTTAATCCTAGTAAACATTCGGTTGTTAGCACCCTTGGCTAATACACTCTCGAATGGTATATTGTGTCTTTGTAAATACGCATGGAAACCCATCGCACCCAGTCCAATACTTCTTTCCTTCTCTGCACTTACTTTAGCTCTATACAACTCATCTGGAGCGTTTTGTATGAAGTGTTCTAGTACATTGTCTAACATTCTTACTAGGTCTGGGATAAACTGTTCATTATCCTTCCACTCGTCATACTCTTCCAGATTTACACTTGATAGACAACATACTGCGGTTCGTTCTGAGTCTGTTGCAAGTGTAATTTCAGAGCAAAGATTAGAGTGGTGTACCTGCAATCCTGCATCCTTCTGAAACTGTGGTAGTGCATCCTGTACAGTATCTTTAAACATAATGTAAGGCTCTCCTGTCTCAACTCGGTTCTGGATTAACTTTACCCATAACGTTTTAGCTGACACAGTCTTTGTTACTTCCTTACTATGGGGGTCAATCAAGTCCCATGAGTCGTTAAACCCTTCCGTACGTGTTGCCTGTTCGATTAGTTCCATGAACTCATCAGACACAGTAACAGCATGGTGTAGATTAGTAGACTTTCGGTTAACATCACCGCCGGTTGGCTTACGTATATCAAGAAACTCTTCAATTTCTGGATGTGATATGTCCAAATATGCTGCATAACTACCTCTTCTTGTTACGCCCTGCGAGAAAGCTAGCATTTCTGCATCAACTACTTTCAAGAAGGGAATTACTCCAGTTGACTCCGACCCCGCAGAGGTTTTACTTCCTACGCTTCGTACATCATTCCAACAACCACCAACGCCACCACCCACAGAAGAAAGGAAAGCATTCTCGGTATAGTGTCCGGTGATTCCACCTCTTGAATCTTCAACATAGTTAAGGAAACAAGATATAGGCATACCGCGACTAGTGCCACCATTGCTAAGTACGGGAGTACTAAACATGAACCATAGCTTACTAGCATAGTCATACAATCTCTGTGCGTGCTCTTCGTCATCAGCGAATGTTCTAGCTGCTCTGGCGAACGCATCTTGGGGAGAGACCTCTCCCTCTACTAAGTATCTATCTTCTAGAGTCTTAATACTAAACTCAGACAGGTACTTGTCTCTTTTATAATTAATTTGCATTCATCATTCTCCGCTGTATCTCAGACACATTGTCTGCTCCGATTGCATCATCGCAATATGTTATTAAGTCCATTAATTCATAGTTCTTTAATAGGACACCCGCATTAGCGTTTAACTCTTGTATATACTTATAGTGACCAGGTATCGGTACATTATCGTATATTGACATAGCATCTCCGTATTGACTAATGAGCTGCTCTGCACGCTTAGGTCCTATTCCATTAATGCCCGGAACATTATCCCCTTTATCTCCTGTTAAGCACTTGAAGGAGATATATTCTTCTGGAGTTACTCCGTAGTGCTCACTCCAATTGTCAATAGTAACTTCCTTACGGGTAACATAAGAAAACCTATTTACACCTTCTTGAATTAGTAAGTCCCAGTCTCGGTCACTTGAAACCATCCATACCTCACTTAATCCATACTGCTTCTTTTCTTTTACAAGGTGGGCAGCAAGATCATCTGCCTCTACACCTTGAAACCTGAGAACTTTGTAACTCTCAGAAAGCAACTCTAGTGTTTCTTCGTACTCTTCAAAGAAATCTTTGAAGGCTTGCTTTTCCGCATCTGTCTGGTCTGCGTACTTCTCTTTTCGATTCTGCTTGTACTCTGGTAGTATCTCTTTTCTATAACTAGAGGAGCCCCAATCTGCTGTAATAATAATATTACTGCACTTGTAAGACTGTGCTAGAGATTTTACTGTTTGTACATACTCATCTCGAAAGTCTGTCCTGTTTTGATGTTTCCATCTAAATGCCAAGTTAAGAGCATCTACAACAAGTGTTCTACCGGCTACACCGGCTGTACCTTCATTAAAACTAAAAGCCACCTATCCACTCCACTTTCTCTGTATTCAACCAATCATCTGCCACTAGTACATAGCAGTTAAGAAACTTAATATAGAGATACTCATTAGTATTCTCAGGCTTCTCTTCTGTTACTACAAATACCTTTGATCGATCATATTTAAAAAATAGCATAGGCTTTTGATTGCCTCCTGCTGCTTGTATTACTACTTTCTTCCACCAACGTATAAGATTATTAGTCTTAGGCTGGGTAAAAAGCTTATCCGATAAAGGAGACTCTTTATAGTTCTTCACTTCGATACAGTAATGGTTTCTCTGATTAGGGACATATAAGTCCCCTTTCAGATACTCCAGAGCGCCCGAGGCGGGCACTCTTTCGAATTTTAACCCTGTAAGTTCTCGAAGCATATCACGAACTAGGTACTCTCCCCTCGCTCCTTTCGCTCTTGAATCTACCATCTTCTTCCTCTTTTTCTTTCTTGAGTTGCTCTTTTTTCCGTATGTCTAAAAGGCTTCTCTCTCTGATGTGTCTCCACCACAATCTACGTCTGCCTGCACTCATTATTCTAGTCCGCTTACGTTTCCGTTCTTGACGACCTCAATCTTCTCTAGAAGAGGGTGAGTCCACCCGTGTGATACTACATAAGTGTTTAACTCTTCACCTAGTAGAACCTCTACCAGCTTCTCTCTTCCTACATCATCGAGAACACCGATAACTTCGTCTAAAAATAATACATTGATTCTAGACTTTGAAATACTACTCATCAACTTACGAATCGCAATCAATGTAGCAGTATTTACTCTAGCTAACTCTCCAGAGGATAGCGCTAGTATGTCTACTATGTTCCCATTATCCGTTATCTGTACGTTCAACTTATCATTTGAAACAACAAACTCAAGAGTAAAGCGTCCGTCTGAAAGTTCGGCTAAGTACTCATTTGCCAACTCTTCTAACTCACCAACTAAGTTCTCTATCTTGTATGCTAGTAAACCATTAGTGCTAAAAGACTTCTTTAACACTTCAAGATTCGACTCTAACTTACTTTGGATACCTAACTCAGCTTGACACTCTTCCAACTGTGCAGTAAACGCATCTGACTGTTCCTGTACTACTTGGATTCTTGTGTTTCTTTTAGTGCGTTTTTCGTTCTCTGCCGAGATTCGAGCCACTTCGTCTTTTGATCGCTGTAATCTATCTTGAACGCTAGATATGCTACTATCAAGCTGTCCACGATCAACAGGAGATGACTGTAGAGTATTATCAATTGACCGATAAAGATTCTCCCAATCTGATTGATCTCTTTCATTAGCGGCAAATTGTGTATTATTTTCCTTAATTCGCTCAATCTCTTCTGCAAGTTCATCCAGTCTCTCCTTCGAGGCTTTTAATTTCTCATGCTCTTCCTCAATCATAGCCTTTTCGACAGATATATCAATCGGCTGGTCGCAAGTAGGACATTGGTCTTTCATTTTCTCTAGCCTAGCAAGAGTTCGTTGAGCACCCGTAGCGACTGCTTTTAACTCACCATGCTCATACACTAAAGGATCATAGTCTATGTGAGAAAGGCTTTGGCTCTGTATACTAGCGATATCTATAGCTTGTATCAACGCCTTATATTGGTTGTTGGAAGAGATTTTTTTATTTTTTTCTGCGATATTTTGAAGTTCTATCGTTAAAGAACGGAGAGTCTTCTCATCCTCAGATGTATCAATATCTAAATCCAACAAGGGTAGTATGTTGGTATCACTTAATTTATTATCTTGGAGCCATTTCTCAATGGTCGCTAACTTGGAAGATACAGCGGCGGTCTGTACAGCTACGCTACGGGCAGCTTCCTTGAAGACATCAAACAAATCAACATATTTCTCTAGGTGCAATAAGTCGATCAAGAACTTCTTGCGGTTTGCATCAGTTGCAGTGAGAAACTGCAAACTAGCATTAGTATTCTGGTACACTAGCTGAGAGAATGTCTTGAAATCAATACCGATAACCTCTTGTAGAGTCTTATAGGTATTTGTAGCCGTATGACTACTTATGTCTTCGCCATTCTTAGTCAACGTCACTTTTATATTAGCCTTACGAACAGTGGTTACTTCGTAGCGGTCATCATCCTTAGTAAAGGACAAGTAAATAGTGTAGCCGTCATTAACATATCTATTGGGTATATCTGCTTTCTTGATACCTTTGGAGTTCTTATTGAACAGTACTTCCTCGATGATTAACGGTATAGATGATTTACCCATGCCGTTAGTGCCAATAATTTGTGTTACAGTATTATCATCAAGACGCAACTCATTCTCTGAACCGTAGCTAAAGCAGTTATCCCATCTCAGAGTTTGTAGCGTAATCATTGTAAGTCCCCAATATGTCTGGTATTTTATCTTCAGAGATTTCTAATATATAAGTTAGATACTCTACTAGTTCTTGCTCAATGCTCATGTCTTTATCAATAATCAAAGACGCTTCCGACTTTCGTACTACTACTTTCTTATCCAATAGTTCAGAGTTTTTAATTGCGGCAAGGCCTTGTATATCGCCCTCAATCTCATAGATAGTATGATCAAACTCAGTAGGCAACATATCTGCTGGATCTGAAACTGTCTTTCTAATCAACTGGGGTAATGTAAACTCTTCCCACATCCAACTCCAGTCACCTTCATTAATAAGAAGATACCCAGTCTTAACTCGAGACCTGTGAAAAGAGGTCGTCATAGGACTACCTGGGTATACAATATTACGTTGTGTGTTACTATGGGAGTGCAAGTCGCCTGCAAACACTACTGGAAAGTCTGCAAACAGGTCAAGGTCTATCTCTGGTTTAACGTGTGGTGGAATCTCTCCACGAACATGGGTGAACAAAGGCATTCTAGTATCAAAGTGTTCTATACTACCTTTACGATGTAGGTCAGCATAAGGTAAAATGCCATAGCCTAGATCTTCATCAATGAATGATATATCTACTATATTAACTAAAGGGTTAATATCTCTGGATACCTGCTTCAACTGACTAAAGAACGTCTTGTTCTTCTTAGTAGCTTCGTGGTTGCCGTCATAGATAATAGTCGGAATCTTTACCTTCCGAATAAACGAAAAGTAAAGCTCCAACTCTTCCATATTAGGTAGACGATCAAAGAGATCGCCTCCTATTATATGCATACTACATTGATCTTCTAAAGCGTAAACTTGGTCAAAGAACATCTGATACCGGTTGAGTGCCCACTTGACTGGGACGTTCTTCTGTCCCAGCTTTATGTGCCAATCAGCCGTATATAGAATCATCCTACGCTAAACTCTTGCTCTAAGGTCTCGTCATCATTGTCCTGACCTGCGTTGCGCAGACGATCAAGAAGCTCTTTCTGTGCATCGGCAGTTGGGCGAGGCATAACATCGTCCATAGACTTCAAGTCTGCAACAGCAGTCAATTCGTCTTCTGTCAAGGCACGAGGCTTACACTTCAACGCTTGGAGTTGATACTCTACGTTGTAAGGCAGTGGGCCTGTCTTGACTCTCTTAAAGCAAATATCCCAACCTAATGCTGTATCTGTTGGGTCACCCAAGTCTTCTGCTGCGGTAATTATCTGCTCCCACAACTTCTTCTTGAGGTTTACTACTTTTAATTTACCATCATTAGGATCGATGGCCTGACAAGCGTAGCTCCAGCCGCACTTGAGGTCTGGGAAGTATTCACGAACCCAGTCTTGTTCTTTATTGTTGAAACGTTCTGCATTACGATCGAAAGACAGGCACTCCAAAGGAATGTTCTTGCCGTTCTCGCCTTCAATCCAGTAGACATAGCGAGCTAAGATGTCGCCTACGATACGCATTTTGTTTTCGCCGTCTTTGTACTGAAAGCTGTTGATTGATGATTTTTGGGCTGAGCCCTTCTGCTGATTAAATGAAATTGCCATTAGTGTGTATTCTCCGTTGTGACTTCTTCATATAAGAAATGAATTGAATCATCTGTTATAGTTAGTAGCCTATTGTGTATTATGTCGTCTAGAGGAACTGGTAAATGCAGTAAATCTAGCGTTAGTTTTTGTGATACGATATACTCTGGTAGGCTTCGTAAGGAGGCCAGCGCATAGTATACGGATATATCACGGGTTGAGTACTTATAGGAGTGGAATAGCAGGACGTCAGGATGCAGCATGAAGCTGTCTCCGGTAAAGTCCTTCTGAGAAAATTTATAGATTCTATCGTACTTATTCTTAGGGACACTCCTCTTAATGAGCATCTCCATAATCATATTACAGCGCGATGCGTTGCCGTTCGCTGAATCGTAAACCTTCTGCCAATCAAATAAGAACACTATTATACTCTCTTTTTACGTTTTTGTCAAGAACTATTTTTTAAAGGCTATTACCGCTTTCGTTATATTGGTCTTCCTTAATTTCTTAAAGCTATTATACATGGAAAACAGGGAAAGGTCAAGAACTATTTTTTACAGGTACTTCATGTCCCAGCCTTGTTTCATATAAAACCCTACCCTATTTGATGCCTGCTTTCTAGCAGTATTACCCTTGAGGTGTATATCTATGATTACAGGATCAATCTTTCCTTCTCGTAGGCGTATTACTCTACCCACTAGCTGCGTTAAAAGCGGCTCGTTATTGACAGGTGTAGCAAGTATTAAGCAACTTAGAGAGTCTACTGAGATACCTTCGGAGAATATAGCTTGCGTCCCATAAAGAACGTTCTTATTTCCGGACAATACCTCTTCTACTAGTACCTCTCTTTCCTCATGCGATACCTCACCCGTAACACAAACGGCTCTGTCACCAGTTAGCTCGGCGCAAGCTTTAAGAAACGCGACTCGGTCGCTTACGACAAGCACTTTGTGCCCTTTTGCAGCGTAGGCTGCCGCCAGCATAGCTATAGTATGCCTATACTCTTCATCGTTGGACAGTGCGGTGACTCTGTTTGCCCAAGGTATCTTTGCTCCGTCCATGAAGCGAATCTCAGAGGCTACTAGATGCACAGTCGGTGTCATATAGTTCTCTTTTGGGGGTTGGAACAACGTATTACCAAAGTAATCTCTGAAGACTACGTGCTTCCCGTCTTTTCTCTCGATAGTCCCTGATAAGCCTATCTTGTAGCGACAATAGTTTGTGTCAAGTATCTTAGAAAAGGTTGGGCTGCTCACATGGTGCATCTCATCTAGTATGATAGTCCCAAACTCTTTACGAATCTTATCTATATTTCGGTAAAGAGTTTGGGTGTTGCCAATCACGATAGGAGCATCAAGTTCGAGTCTTCCACTGCCTATGATGCCAGCTTCAATTCCGAAGACCTTCTTTACTTCCTTTGCCCACTGATTACGCAGAGGGACAGTGTGGGTAACTACAAGAGTTTTCTGACCAAGTTTACCAGCGATAGCTAAACCTGTAAATGTCTTTCCCCAACTGACCCATGCGTTTATTATAGCATTGTCATCAATCTCGTCATAAACCTTCTTTTGACTGTCCCTTAGCTCAAACGCGAACTCTGGAAAGTCTACTGGTTTTGTTAGACGCTTATCTACTACCTCGTAGTGTTCTGGAATTAAATCCATGCGCCCTATAGGTAGTGATATTAAGCCGTTACGAACAAGCCCCATATTCTTAATCATCTGAGGAGGGTCAAGTGGATTATGGGTAGGAATTGCATATGTGAGTTCTTTGTCGATCTTCTGCTGAAGC